CCATTTACATTTGGATTTGAACAGGTTGGTACTAACTGTGGATTGATAGGTAAAAATGCTTGTATTGAAATTGATGGGGTTGCTTATTGGATGTCTAACAATGGTTTCTTTGCATTTGATGGTACTGTTAACTCACTGCCTTGCGCGGTTGAAGATTATGTATTTGATGATGTTGATACTACTAAAGGTCAACAGATTTGTGCAGGTTTAAACAATCTATTTACAGAAGTTATTTGGTGGTACCCAAGTTCTGGATCTGATTTTAATAATAGATCAGTTGCTTATAACTATGGTGAAGCAAAACAACCACCTCTAGGTACATGGTATACAAATACTAATACTAATTTTAATAGAACAAGTTGGATGGATACTTTAATATATCCTAGACCTTATGCTACTCAATTTAATAGTACGTCTTCAGGTACTTTTCCTTCAGTTATTGGTGAATCGGGATTAGGTCAAACCGTTTATTTTGAACATGAAACAGGTACAGATCAAATTAATCCTAATGGATCTACTACTAAACTTACTTCGTTTATCCAATCATTTAGTTTTTCTTTACAAGCAGAACAGAGTGAAGTATTCCTAGCTATGAGAAGATTTTTACCTAACTTTAAAGTATTAGCAGGTAGTAATAATATTACAGTTGGAATTACCGATTATCCTGCAACGGATGAAGTTGATTCAACTTATAGTCCTTTTACTGTTTTGCCGACAACAACACATGTTGACACACGAGCTAGAGGAAGATACGCAAATTTAAAAATAGAAAATACAAATGCTGGAGAGAACTGGAGATTTGGAACTTTTCAAGTAGATATACAACCGGATGGTAGAAGATAATGACAAAGATTGTAGTAAGATTACCAGAACCTAAAAAAGAATATACAGAAGATAACCAAAGACAAATTAACAGAGCAATTAGTTTAGTTGTAGAACAATTAAATTCTACTTTTTTAACACAACAAAAAGAAGATCAAGAAAGGTTTACGTGGTTTAATGGCTAATATATATAGAAAAGTAAATACTGATTTAGTAGCATCAACAGTTAACACACCTTATACTGTTCCCTCTAATTCACGAGCCTTGGTTAAGTCTATTCATATATATAATAATGGCGCGGGGGCCGCGGATATAACTGTTACTATTGGAGATTATGCAAGTGGAACAGATTTTATTTATGATAATGCAGCTACACTCGCAGCTAAAGCTAAAGAAGAATTTGTAACCAGTATATTAGTGTTAGAAGAACAAGATACATTAAAATTTTTATCTGATATAACGGGACCAGATGTAACAGTAAGTTTATTAGAAATTAATAGGGAGGATAAATAACATGGCGTTTAAAGAACAAGAAGCAAGTATACAGTATGAAAAGTTAGATGGTAAGGATGTACCTTTCATCAAACCTGAAGTATGGGTCACTCTGACAAATACTGAAACTGGTAAAGAATATCAGTCAGATAAAGAAGCAGATGATGATGTAAATGATGCTAATACTACTACTAAAAAAGAACACATTAAGAGGGATGTTGAACTAAGAATAGCAGAAATTCCTTTAGGTTCTGCTAGTAAATAGCATTGACGATTGATGAAAAAGTTAGTAAATTGTGATACAATAGCATTATTACAAGTCTTGCAAACTTGCTTTTCATTTACAACACAAAGATAAAATATGGGATTTTTTAAAAAGATATTCAAACCAATCAGAAAAGTACTCGATAAGGTTATACCTAATGAGATAAAACCTTTATTACCTTATGCAGCAGCAGCGGTACCTTTCTTAGCTCCCGCTAGTTTTGGGGCAGGTGCGGGTATTGCAGGTTTATTAAAAAGAGGTTTAATTACTGGTGTCTTACCTAATGTAGCTTCTCAATTAGCACAAGAAGGTAATGAAGGGGATATTAATTGGTTATCAGCTGCATTAGCTGGTACTACAGGGGGATTAACTGCAACTGATGCAGCACAAACTTTATTAGGAGCTAGAGCTGGTACAGATCCTTTAACAGGATTAGCTAAAAATTATAGTAATCAACATTTAAGTACATTGCAAAAAATAGGAGATAAAGGTTTAGGTTATTTGGCTAAAGGTGCAGACTTTTTAGGTGGTGCAGCAAACACTTTAAAAAATCCTGGTATGAATATGGAAACACTTAAAGCAGCATCAGTACCATTCATACAAGGTACCGGTGATGCTATGGCTGCTGAAGCAAATTTAGCTATGAGAGATTATGAAAGAGCGTTAGCAGAATACAACGCAGAACAAGATGCAATGTTAGATATTCCAGGTAGATCAGCTGCTTTCTTAAAAGCATTTAGAGCATACAACATAGATGAAGATACAATACAAAATAAAATGGAAGAGTTAGGTTTAGAATATAGTTTAAGAGATGGTGGAAGAATAGGTTTAGAATTTGGTGGTATACCAGCAGCAGTTCAAGCAGTTAAAGATAAACAATTAACATCAAATTTAGAAACAGCACAAGGTATGGAAATCCCTATAGAAGATTTAGTACAAGAATTTATAGAAATTAAAAAAAGAAAACCAAATAACTATGATGAGTTAATGGATTTCTACAGACAAAAATATGGCACAGGAAGTCAGATATCTTCTCTGACAGAAGAAATGACAGAAGAGTTTGCAGCTAAAGGTGGTATGATGGGTAGACAAGGATATATATCTGGTGGACCAATTGGAAGAGGTATAAAATCTTTAATGGGAATGAGTGATGAAGTTGTAGATCTTACTAAACAAAAAGAAGTTTTTAGAGATGGGCCTATTACAGCAGATTTTTTACAAACTGTAGATAAAAGTGTAATTAAACCAGCTATTAGAACAAGAGATATGGG